TTCAATTCATATTCATTTTGACCCTAATAGCCCTAGAGGAGTTATATATAATGAGATATACCAAGATGTCGTATATGTAAATATAAATTTATGAGTAGACAGGAATTATTAGCTAAAATTTATTCTGAGCTTGTGGTAAAAACTTTAATGGTTGTTGGACCTGTTGAAGTTGAAACCTATTCAGATGTTTATAAAGAAAACTGTGAAGCACTTTATAAAATAGCAAAAATCGCTTCTCGTGAATATAATCAATATGAATATATGTAAAAAATGTGAATAACCCAGAACTTAAAGATTGGTTAAATTCAATCAATTTCTCTAAGGAAAATCTCTTAGATGAAACTCCAGAATCAGTTTCATCTTATCAGCCATACATCATCAATAAATGTATGGCTAGTCATTTAGATGCTATACTGTTTGTAAATGAGCTAAACCAACTTCCATATATTGATAAGCGAATGCAATACGCTTATTATCTCTATGCTCTAAGACCAAGAAAAAGATATGCCCCTTGGTTAAAAAGGGAAACCGCAGATAATCTTTCTGCGGTTAAAGAATATTATGGATTTAGTGACAAGAAAGCTTTAGATGCTTTAAAGGTTCTAAATAGAGACGAAATTATTTTCATTAAACAACGACTGAATAAAGGTGGATTTAAAAAATGAGTGAATTGAACAAAGATGGATACATTAATTGGGATTCATCCATGATGATTGAAGTGACACTTGATCAACCAGATACATTTTTGGTTGTTAAAGAAACACTTCAGCGTGTTGGAATTTGTAGTAAGCATGAAAAGAAACTCTTTCAGAGTGCACATATTCTCCACAAATCTGGAAAATATTATATCGTTTCTTATAAAGAGTTATTTGCCCTTGATGGAAAGTATTGTACTTTAACTCAATCTGATTTACAGAGACGTAATAGAATTGCAAAGCTTTTAAGTGATTGGGGCCTTATTACAATTGTTAATCCTGAACAAATTACAGATATGGCTCCTTTGAGTCTTATTAAAGTTCTTGCATATAAAGATCGCCAAGATTATGAACTTATTACTAAGTACACAATTGGTGGAAAACGTAAGTGAAAATCTCGAGGTCACATAGACGCTTTGCACTTTGTTTAGAAGATCAAACTGCTCTAGAATATCCTGAGGATTTTTTAGGACCTAATTGGAAGGATGTACTGAACTTCTGGATTTATTTGGATACTTTAAGTGAGGAACAGATAAAAATTGTTATAGAGAGTTTTAATGTAGTATGTCCAGTTGAATATACTGCTTATTATGGTTTCCTTGTGCATTCTGACTATAATGGTTTTCAAGGTGATGCTATGAATGCTGCTCAAAAAACATCTAATTTTTTTATTGAAGCTTCTGCATCAGCAGTTTGTAGCTCTTCTATAGCTGTTGCTACAGATACTAATAACCTTTACATAAGCTCTATAGACTATATAAAATCTGGCAACTGGGCTGCAGGTCGTGCAACCTATGAACTAATCGGTTCACACTTTCTCCTAGATAACAACAAACCATTAACCTTTTTTCCATTGTTTTTAAATTTGTGAAAATCTCGAGGGCACATAGACGCTTTGCACTTTCTTTAGAGGATCAAACTGCTCTAGAATACCCTGAACGTTTTCTAGGACCTAATTGGAAGAATGTACTGAACTTCTGGATTTATTTGGATGATTTAAGTGTTGATAAACTTTCTATAATTTATGCACATTATCATGATTTGAGAGACGTGCATACATTAAGGAGTCTTGCAGTGAAAGCTGCTGTAGATACTATAGGTGGTGAATATAAAACTGCAGCCTGGTGTGCCACTACTAATTCTATTGGGGTTTTGGCAATTTACGAACTCATTGGCTCACATAATCTTGAGACCTTGGCATTTCTTCCTTTGTTTATAAATCCATGAAAATCTCTAAAACCCATCAACGATTTGCAGACCGTTTAAGAAACCAAAGAGCCTTAGAACATCTAGAAGAGTTTCTAGGACCTAATTGGAAGGATGTCTTGAACTTTTGGCTTTATTTGGATACTTTAAGTTATGATCAGTGGAAGAGTATTATTGATGCTTATTGTTCTTTAAGTCACAATGAACGCCAGCTTGCTCGTCGGGCTTCCTGTGTTGCTGCCCGAGCTGTTGCTGCTAGTTATGCTGCTGGTGATGCTGGTTTTTATGCTGCTGGTGATGCTGGTTTTTATGCTGCTGGTGATGCTGGTTTTTATGCTGCTGGTGATGCTGGTTTTTATGTTGCTGGTTATGCAACTTATGAACTAATGGGTTCACACATACTTAAATCTCAAGGTAAATCTTTAGTCTCTCTTCCACTGTTTTTAAATGTATGAAAATCTCTAATACACACAAAGAATTTGCTGACCTCTTGAATAACCCAAGAGCCTTAGAATATCCTGAGGATTTTTTAGGCCCTAATTGGAAGGATGTCTTGAACTTCTGGATTTATTTGGATACTTTAAGTGATGATCAGTGGAGTATTATTGAATCTCTCCACGTAGAACTTGGTTACCCTAAATGGAATGAAGGTAATTTAAATGGAAGACAAGAATATTGGCATGTAGTTGCAAATAGTGCTTACAAAACAATTAGAGAATATGCAGGCTATGCTGCTCTTGCAGCATCTGGTGATTATCATTGGACGGCTGCTTCTGATGCAACTTATGAACTTATCGGTTCTCATAAACTTAAAGAACAAGGAAAACCCCTAACCTTTCTCCCACTTTTTAATTATCAACCATCTCTTTAACAATTAAACCATGGAAAACCAACTTACACAATCAAAATGTTTTACTGAATTTTCAAAAGCATTGAATAACCCAAGAGTTTTAGAAGCTCCAGAAGAGTTTTTAGGTGATAATTGGAAAAGTATTTTACAATTTTGGAACTATTTGGATAGTTTAAGTGATAATGATTTGGAAAATATTGCAGAAAGATTTTTAAATTTACCTAAATTTTCTAAAACTTTCTCCTTTAAATTGTGCTTTGATGATAATCTTTTAGAAGCTCTTACAGGTCTTTGTTGTGAAACTTTAATGTTAATTAAACTTTGCTCTATACCATGTTATATAAAATTAAGTCATCATGTAAATACTGTTATATCTTTAGCTTTGTGTGAATTGTTAGTTAAGAATAAACTAAATGATTCATCTCTAGAAACAGAACCTTCAACATTCTTACCACTATTTGATTTTGACCCACAGACCAATACATGAACTGTCACAAAAAGTATTGCTAATAGAACTTTATAATGCTATAGTATTTCTATCTTAGCCCCTTGGTAAAGTAAAATGACAGAAGATGAAAAACTAATTGAAGAGTATTCTAAAGAAGTATTTGGTGTAGGTTCAACATTTAAAGTAACAATAAAAAACCTTATTGAACATTCTCGCAATTATAGAAAAGAAAAGGGCGCAGAACACAAAATCCTCAAAGATGCTAGAAAAGCTGGATATGAGCAAGGTTATCAATGGGGAATAAAACGAGCAGAAGAATCAACCATTACTCTAGAAGAATTACGCAAAATGACTGTTCAAGAATTAGTAAATTTCATTGGAGATGAAAACGATTAAATTCAAAGTACGGCTTTCCACACTTGAACATTTTCTCAAAATCCGCTAAATATGGTTTGTGGGATGCCAAATGGGTCCTACACTAAAAACACTCGCTTTTAAAGGAGAATTAAAATGCAATTAGCACATAGTTTTTTTGATGATCTATACAAGGGTTCAATCGCTCTTGATGGTTTCTTTGACCGAGTTTATCCGATCTCTGAAACTTACAATTCATATCCGACAGAGGATGTCATTCAAGAAACTGATTCTAGGCTCAGAGTTGAACTTGCCCTTGCAGGTTTTGACCGTTCAGAGATTAAAGTTTATACAGAAAATGGTAAACTTTATGTTGAAGGAACACTACAATCAAAACCAGATGAAAAATATCTTGTGAGAAACATCGCCCAAAGAAATTTTCGTTGGGGTAGAGTTCTTCAAGAACAGTTGCAGGTTGATTCAGTTTCCTTTGTTAATGGAATCTTGAAAATCACACTAAACCGTCACACCCCAGAACACGAACTGCGAAAGGAATATTCATTCTAGTAAGTGTCTAAGTAGAGCAGGAATTTTAAAACTTCTTAAATTTCCTGCTCTTAATAATCCATTGTAAAATATATAAAAATGAAAGAAGATAGTTCAGTTTTTTTAGTAGTTCTTGTGGATAATGTAAAACTTATTTCAGGAATTGAGTTTACAAAAAACGAAATTGGTAAAGACGAGGTTATTCTAAATAAACCATTTGTGCTTGAAGGATCTAGTTTAATGCCATATCTTTATGCATATACAAATCAAAAAATGTTTTATGTTTCACCAACAAAAATTATAACTTTAGCTACACCAAAACAAGAAATTTTAGATAATTACATTAAGCTAGTGAGCGAATGAGATTTTATACGAATGTCAAACAGATTGGAAATAACATATATGTCAGAGGATATGAAGACAATAAATCATTTGTTGACCGAATTGATTATCAACCAACACTCTTTCTAAGAACTAAAGAAAAGACAAAATACAAGACTCTACAAGGTGAATGTCTTAAACCAATCAATCCTGGAACTATCTGGGAAACTAGACAATTCATTGAACGCTACAAAGGCGTAGATAATTTTGAAATTTTTGGTGACATTTCACCAGTCAATCAATATATCTCTGACAATTATCCAGAAGAAAACATTGAGTTTGACATCAATAAAATCAAAATCTATATCATTGACATTGAGACTACCTCAACCTATGGATTCCCAAATGTTGAAGAAGTAAGAGAAGAAGTGCTTCTGATTACTATTCAAGATTTTGAATCAAAGAAAACATATACTTGGGGAACCCGACCTTTTTCTGAGAAAGTAGAAGGCAATGTTTATTGTGAATGTAAAGATGAATATGAGCTTTTTCAGAAATTTATTGAGTTCTGGGAATCTGATTATCCTGAAATTGTTTCTGGTTTTAACTGTGAGTTTTTTGACATTCCTTATCTTGTTCGTAGAATATCTCGGGTTTTATCTGAAGCTGATGCTAAAAGACTTTCAATTTGGAAATCTATCAGAGAGAGAAAAGTAAAGGTAGAAAAAACTAATAGAGAAGAATATGTTTATGATCTTGCAGGGATCGCATGTCTTGACTTTCTTGCTCTTTTTAAGAAGTTCAGTGGTAAAAAACTAGAAAACAATAGACTAGAAACCGTAGCTCAAGAAATTTTAGGAGAAACTAAACTAGATCACTCTCAATATGAAACCTTTTCCGATTTTTATACTCAAGATTTTAATACCTTTACTCGCTATAACATTATAGACTGTGAGTTAATCAGTAAGCTGGAAGATAGCCTAGGTCTTATTGGACTTGCTATTGCAATGGCATTTGATACAAGAGTTAATTTTGACGATGTATTCTTTCAAAGCCGAATGTGGGATTCAATCATTTATAATTTCCTTAAGAGAGAAAATATCTGCATCCCACAAAGAAAAGAAGTCACTTTAAAAACTGAAAAATTTAAAGGAGCATATGTAAAAGAAACACAAGTTGGAAAGTTTAATTATGTTGTAACATACGACGTTCACTCCCTATATCCATCTATTATTCGTACATTTAATATTAGTCCAGAAACTCTAGTTCCAAAAAGAAATTCAGAAGTTTCGGTTGATACAATTCTTAATGAGACTTTTAGTAATACTACAGAATTTAGTGTATGTGCTAACGGCTCAATGTATTCAAAATCTTTTCAGGGATTTTTGCCAACATTGATGGAGAAGCTCTATAAAGATAGAACAGTTTATAAAAAAATGATGCTTGCGGCGAAAGCGGAATATGAAAAAAATCCAAATCCAGAAATAAAGAAAAAGATTACTGTTTATAATAACTATCAGAATGTTAAAAAGACTGTTCTAAATTCAGCTTTTGGTACCCTTGGGTGTGAATATTTTCGTTATTATGATTTAAGAAACGCAGAAGCAATTACATATACTGGACAAGCCGTCATTAAATTGTTAGAGAAAAAGATGAATGCTTTTCTCAATAAGATTGCGGGAACTGAAACTTTTGACTTTGCAATTGCAATGGACACAGATTCAATTATGATTAACTTTGAACCAATAATTGAACGTATTTTTAGTAATAAGAATGTTGAGATGTCCAAAGTCATTGATTTTATGGATAAAGTATGTGCAACAAAGGTTCAAGAGTGTATTGATCAATCATTCAGAGAAATTTGTGACACTTTAGGGGCTTATGAACTTCAACTAAGTATGAAGAGAGAGAAGCTTTGTTCATCTGGTCTCTGGGTTGCCAAGAAAAACTACATTATGAATGTGTGGGATAATGAAGGTATAAGATACTCTGAACCAGAAGTCATAATTTCGGGTATTTCAGCAATTAAATCTTCAACTCCAGCATATTGTAGAACAAAAATCAGAGAAGCAATCAATATCATTCTTAATGGCACAAATAAAGACATTATTAACTTTATAGGAAACTGCAAGAAAGAGTTCTTCAAACTTACGCCAGAAGAGGTATCATCTCCTAAAAGTGTCAGTAATGTTAATAAGTATGCTGAAGGTAAGTCATCATATAAATCAGGAACACCAATACAATCAAGAGCTTCACTGATTTACAATCGCTATATAAGAGAACAGAACCTTGAAATGAAATATCCAATCATCAAAGATGGAGAAAAGATAAAGTTCTGTTATCTCAAAATGCCTAATCCAATCAATGAAAATGTCATTGCATTCATTCAAAGATTTCCAACCGAATTTGGACTTGAAAGCTTTGTTGATTATAATTTGCAATTTGAAAAGACTTTCATCTCACCTTTGAAAGCTATTTTAGATGTTATTGGTTGGACAACAAAAAAAACAAACACACTAGACTCTTTATTTGGATAATATGGACGATTTTTTAAAGGACTTAATTAAAGAAGTTGGAGGAGAATACACAAAGCTTGCTTCTAAAATTGAACAGACTGAGACATATGTTGATACAGGTTCTTATGTCTTAAATGCTCTAGTTTCTGGTAGTATTTTTGGTGGAATTTCACAGCAAAGAATTACTGGATTGGCTGCAGATGAATCTTGCGGAAAAACATTCATAGCTCTTACTGTTGTGAAAAATTTTCTTGATGTAAATGAGAATGGAGTATGTCTATATTTTGATACTGAAAAAGCAATTGATCCTTTACTTTTAGCTCAAAAAAATATTGATCCAAATAGAATTATTATTAGTAATGTTGTAACTATTGAGGAATTTCGCTCTAGGGCTCTTAAGGCTGTTGATTCTTATTTAAAAAAGCCAGAATCTGAACGAAGACCTCTTTTTATTGTACTAGATTCTCTTGGAATGCTTTCAACCAATAAAGAAATTTCTGATGCCTTAGAAAGTAAAGATACTAGGGATATGACCAAAGCACAATTGGCAAAGGGTGCTTTCAGAATGCTTACTTTAAAACTTGGAGAAGCTAAGATTCCTATGATTGTGAATAATCACCTTTATAGTTCTATGTCAATGTATTCACCTAAAGATATGTCTTCGGGTTCAGGTCTCAAGTTCGCTGCCTCTACAATTCTTTACATTTCTAAATCTAAAGAAAAAGAAGGAACTGAAGTTGTTGGTGTTATTCTAAAATTTAAGACTATCAAATCCCGAATATCAAGAGAAAATCGTGAAGTTGAAGTAAGATTATTCTATGATGAAAGAGGTCTTGATCGCCATTATGGACTTTTACCTCTTGCTGTAGAAGGTGGAGTCATTGAAAGAACTGGAAATCGTTATGTCTTTGGAGAAAACAAATTCTTTGAAAAAGAAATTATGAAAGACCCAGAAAGATTCTTTACACAAGATGTTCTAGAGAAAATTGATGCCTATGCTAAAACCAAATTCAATTATGGTTCAGCTATTGGAGTAATTGAAGAGGAAGAAAACGACGAGTGATAATGGAAACAACTGAAGCACTGATTTTAAGAAATTTAATATACAATGAAGACTTTGCAAGAAAATCTTTACCATTCATAAGAACTGAATATTTCATTGATAGCCTTCAAGGAATTTTATATGATGAGATTTCATCTTTTATCACTGAATATAATTCCCTTCCAACAAAAGAAGCTCTCCATATTGAACTAGAAAAAAGAACAGATCTAAATGAGCAATCCTTCCCAAAGGTCATGTCATTTCTTTCTGATCTTTCAGAAGAACCAGCAGACAATGAATGGCTTTTAAATACCACTGAACAATGGTGTAAAGATAGAGCAGTTTATCTTGCAATTAGACAATGTATTCTTATTGCGGATGGGAATGATACAAAACTTTCAAAGGAATCAATACCTTCAATCCTTAGTGATGCTCTTGCTGTAAGTTTTGATAGTCATGTTGGTCATGATTATATTGAAGATGCTGAAAGCCGCTATGAGTCTTATACTCTTAAAGAAGAAAAGCTTCCATTTGATTTGAATTATTTTAATAAGATTACAGATGGTGGATTGTCTCCTAAGACTCTTACAGTTCTTCTTGCATCTACTGGTGCTGGTAAAAGTCTTGCGATGTGCCATTTTGCAAGTTCATATTTGTCTCAAGGAAAAAATGTACTTTACATTACACTTGAGATGTCTGAAGAGAAAATTGCTCAAAGAATTGATGCAAATCTTTTAGATATAAAAATTCAAGATTTTTCAAAAATTTCAAAATCTGATTTTGAAACAAAAATTAAACGATTATCATCTAAAACTCATGGAAAATTAATCATTAAAGAATATCCACCAGTATCTGCACATTCTGGACATTTTAAGGCTTTTATAAATGAACTCAAACTAAAAAAATCTTTTACTCCTGATTTGATTTTTGTTGACTATTTAAATATATGTGCCTCTAGTAGACTCAAAAATAATGGACAACACAATAGCTATACCACTGTAAAGTCCATTGCAGAAGAGATTCGTTCAATAGCTGTTGAGTATAATGTTCCTATAATTAGTGCAACTCAAACGGTTAGATCTTCAATTTCTAGTTCAGATTTAAATCTTGCAGATACATCTGAAAGCATTGGGATTACTCATACTGTTGATTATATGTTCGGTCTTATTTCAACTGAAGAATTAGAAAGCATTAATCAAATTATGGTTAAACAACTAAAGAACCGATATGGCGCTTTAGATCCTTATAGGAGGTTTACAGTTGGCATAGATAGAGCGAAGATGAGACTTTATGACGTAGAGCAAGAAGCACAAGAATCAATCATTCAAGAGAGTGATCTACAGCAAAAACCAAAAGACCTTAAGTCCAAATTTCAAACTTTTAATTTTGAATAAAATGACCACAATTACAGATACTAGCCAAAAAGATAGATTAGAAGAATTATTAAATCATGCTAGAAGACAATTAGAGCATAATGATAAAATTGAAACCGAACGACAAAAACGGATACCTCGTTTTCCTGACGAAAAAACTACAAAGCAAAAAGAACAAGAATATCTTGAGAAACTAAAATTAAATCCAGATTTAGAAATACCAGAAGAATTGTTATACACTACAATGACTGGAATGAATATTCAGCTTGAGAATAGTGTTGAAGAATATCCGACTCTTAAATACTCATGCCTCAGATTAATTCCTCATACACAAATAAAGCAGATAAAATTTTATCCAGAAAGTGAAATGTTTTTAATAAAAAAGTTCAACAAGTAGAATAAAATGTTTACTATTTCAGACCAAATCCGGCAACAAATTCTTGAAGTTTTTGATAAAAATGAAGAGATCGTATCATATTACGATCTCGGTAAATCTTCAAGAGAATCAGAAAAAGAATATCTTGAAGCAAAGAAAACTAATCCAGATCTTGAATTGCCATCTGCATTAAAATTTACAACCATTACTGGAATTGAAAATCAAATTGAATCTTGTAATGTGAATCCTGATAAGGATAATGTTGATAGATTTCATGGGTTTTATTTACGGCAACAGCCAAAAGACAATAATGGCACTTTAAGGTTTAGTATAGAAAAATTCCTAATAACCAAAGTCTAATAACAAACAGCTAAACTAATAAAAATGACACAACAAATTACAACAACTGAATACGCAGAATTTGTCGCCAAAGTGACTTCAAAACCCTCCACAGATTTGAATGTTCTTATTGCCCGTTTGCAAGAACTACAAGACCTTGGGGCAAATGTTCCTCAACTCATTACGGCATCTCATGGTATTAGTGCTGAAGCTGGTGAGTTTACTGACATCGTAAAGAAAATTTTATGGCAATCTAAACCATACAACGAAGAAAACATCCTTAAATTGAAGAAAGAATTGGGAGATGTATTATTTTACGTTCAAATGGCTTGTACTGCATTGGGTGTAACAATTGATGAAGTTCTTCAAATGAATTTTGAAAAACTTTCTGCTCGTTATCCTGAAGGTACATTTAATGTAAACCGCTCAGAAAACCGTAAAGAGGGAGATTTATGAAAACTATCAAATCTATAAATATCTGCTCAGATCACAATTCTGAGTGGACGGTTGAACCAGTTTTTGATAACGGTGATAATTTTGACGAAAAATGGAAAGATGTACCAAATGATATGGAGTTTTACAAATACACTGAAAATTTTGAAGAGTTTCTTAAAAGCTACTTAGATTTTCTTTCAGATTATGATATAGTAAACGTAAAATTTTATAGTGACTATGTTGCTCAACCGATAAAAGAACTTGCTGAACTCGCTAGATCTGTAAAGGGATATTTTACGGGGTTTGCTACATCTCCATTTTTTATCTATAAATTTAAATCCTATCCTACAAATAATGGTTTATCTTTTGATACAAAAGAAGCCCTTATTAAACATTGTTCTCAATTGAGTAATTGTGTATTTTACGGTGTCACATATTCTCAAAAAACAAATGAATACATAATACGTTATACTGAAGTAGAGCCAACAAAAAAGTAAATCAATGAAAAACATCCAGGAACCACAAACAGTTTTTAGCTATGACGAGTGGCTTAAATTCATGTCAAATATTGGCGCAGAATTTCAACCGGACTTGGTAGAATTTATCTCATCTATTAAAGAAAGTTTTATTGGATTTTGTAAAACCCCACTTATCATATATGATGGAAAAGTTGGCACGGCCCGATCCGCAGTATTTAACTCTAAACATGAAGTTTTAAATTTTTTAAAAGATAAATCTTGTTTTCTTTATAGTTTAGATGAATTTTCTACAATGTTGCCATCTGGAGAAAAAGAAATTTCATTAAAAATGAGGTATATTGAAGTAGAACCAACAACACAAACAAAACTTGAACCACAATGCTAACCCCAGATAATATCTTCACAATCTTGTCTATCAGTTTCACTATTATCCTCGGAATAGGGGCTTTAATTGTTAGAAAACAGGCAATTAAAGCCTGGTCTATGACGACTAAGGCACCTATATTGAAAAACACAAAATCTGCATACAACGTTCCATTAAAAGAGCGTTTGAGGCGTTTTAAAGTAAGACTTAAAACACTCTTTAATATTCCAGAATATCGTAACTCTGACTATTTTGGGAAAATTAAACTTCCATCTAATACTAACATTCCAGTAAAAATCCCAAATTTCTGGTATATTCCATTTGAAGTTTATCTCTTAGCTCATCTACAGAGGGCACATTTTATCATGACTTGTGATGAATATTTTTATGTTGATTCTGGGATGGCACGTTTAACCACACTTTTCCCCAAAAAAGAAAATTCATCAGACTTATTTGATCATAACTTTCTTTCTGGAACCATAGAAATGTGGACTGAGAGGGATGGTTCATTAGCTGTTAAAAAAACTAATGGGAAAATTGAAATAAAAAAAGAA